TTTTATTCTGCTGGCTCTATTCAGAACATTTCTTTGATTAATAGAGGGTCTGATTATACATCGGCAACAATATCCATTACAGGCGATGGTCATCTAGAAAGCAACCCCTATTATCTAATTGGGGCAAATATTATAGCAGGCGGTACAAACTACACATCATCACCAACCATTAGCATTCAACCACCATTTTCTGGTGCTCAGTTATGGTCATCTGGTGGTTTGGTATCAGTAGGTTCTAAGGTTAGACATCTAAACAAAATTTATGAGGTTGTCAAGTCTGGTTCACTTGGAACAACTGCTCCTACCCATCGTGAGAAAAATATAGCAAATGGAACAACAACGCTAACATATGTCGGCGAAATACCAACCGCAACTGTTACCGTTGTTGGTGGTGAAGTGACAGATTTCACTCTTTATGGCGATATCGCAGAAATCAATGTCTTAAGTGGCGGATCGGGTTATATCAATCAGCCTAATGTGTATATCACTGGCGGCGGTGGGTCTGGTGCTACAGCAATTGCTACCATTGATAATGGGTCTGTACAAAACATTATTATTTCCAATAGTGGGGATGATTTTACTACAATTCCATCAATAACAATTGGTGATCAATGGCAAGCAACCCAGTCTGTTAATGTCAACGATCAGTATTTTTATGGTGATAATCTATATACTGTAACAGTCGCTGGAACAACTAGTTCGACACCACCGACACACACGATTGGATCTGCTTCAAATGGAACAGCTACATTCGAGTACGCCGGTAAAAGAGCAACAGCGACTGCCCGCATTAAATTTGGGGCTGGTTATTCTTTCTCACCAACAGTTGAAATTACAGACGGTAGTTTTACAGAATCTGCTACAATTGAAATCCAATCTGTCAAATCTGAAGCTAGATTGGTCCCAATTATTCAGGACGGCGAAATTGTTGCTGTAAATATTGTTGACGGTGGCATTGGTTATACGTATGCTGTATTGGGTGTTACTGGTGATGGTGAAGACGCTGAATTGGTCGCCAATCTGTCGATTGGTGATATAAATTCTCTCCAATCGACTATAGAACTTTTAACTGTCGATGGTCAGATCGTTAATATTCCAATCGTATCATCTGGATACGGATATGGTAATGCAACGGTTATTATTGATGGTGATGGCACCGGTGCCACAGCTGAAGCCGTTGTTAATAATGGTCGAATTGTCAAGATCAATGTTACTAACTACGGCCAGGGTTATAGAAACGCCAGAATCATCATTAACGGCAACGGTTATGGGGCTAAAGCGAGAGCGGTGTTATCACCATACGGCGGATTTGGAAAACAAGCTATCAAGGCTTTGAATGCTAGAACTCTGATGTTTGTATCAAATGTGTTTTTGGACACAAATCGGGGGTTTGCACTAGACAATGACTATCGACAAGTTGGTATCATAAAGGGCCTTAAGAAATATGAATCTACGCTGTCTCTTACCCAACAACTGGCGACTCCATGTTGGGTTTTAGATAGCCAAGTCGATTTAACCAATTTCAATACTGATGATATTATTACGAACGCTAATGGCGATAGATTTAAGATCGTGTCAAAGGCTCAGAGATCTATGCTGGTGTCATCATTAGATAATGCAAAACCCAGTGTTGGTAATATTCTTTCTCTTGGTGTATCTTCTTTTATAGTCACAGCCGTTACTGCTCCAAATGTTGATAAATATTCTGGTGATATGCTATTTGTTGATAATAAATTTGCATTTGTACCATCATCCGAACAAAGGGTGACATTGAGAACAGTAATAGAGTTTTAATTGGATTTTAGGACAATCAAATGATCGACTTTTCAGTTGCGCCGTATAATGATGACTATAATGAGAATAATGGATTTTATCGCATATTATTTAGACCGGGACTCGCGGTTCAGGCTCGCGAACTAACTCAACTACAAACGATTCTTCAGAATCAGATCAAGCGACACGGCGAGCATACATTTGAAAATGGTGCAATGGTCATCCCGGGTCAAGTAGGCTATGATCTAGAGTATCATTATGTGAAAATCGAATCGACATATAATTCTCAACCGGTATCATTGTATCTAAACGCGCTCATTGGAAAAACTCTAGTCGGTCAGACAACTGGTATTAGGGCTATAGTTGTCAATAATGCTGAGCCGACTGAAACTGATCCAACTACTCTATATGTAAAATATTTAGACTCCGGCACATCTGGCGAAACTAAAACATTCACTGATGGTGAGATTCTAACAAGCGATGATCTAGCTTATTCTGTCCGAGTTTTACCACAGATTGTGGGTCAAGACGTAACTGGTAAAGCGTCTGCTGCATCAATTCAACGCGGTGTTTACTTCGTTAATGGTCATTTTGTTTTAGCCGATGATCAGACAATTATTCTAGACAAATATTCAAATTCGCCGTCATATCGAATCGGGCTTCGTATTGATGAGCAGATTGTTGTACCAGAAGAAGATCAATCTTTATTGGACAATGCTCAGGGTAGCTATAACTTTTCGGCACCAGGGGCTCATCGATATTATATTGGTCTAGAGTTGACTAAACTACCGCTTGATTCTACCGCTGATTCTAATTTCATTGAGTTGCTGAAGCTTACTAATGGTGAGATCCAACGAATCGTCAATAAGACCGAATACTCGGTTCTAGAGAACACGCTCGCTCGTCGTACATTTGATGAATCTGGAAATTATACGGTTCGACCATTCATTGCAGACATTAGAGAACATCGTAATAATGATCGGGGTCAATGGCTAGCTAATACACAATATCTAATTGGTGATATTGTGTCTAATAACAACATTCTTTATGTCGCTAAGAAGAATGGCATATCATTAAACACAGCACCAGTTCACACAAGCGGGTCCGCATTTGACGGTCCTGGTAATACCGGTGTTGAATGGGAATATGATCAGAACCCCGTTTATAACCGGGGCATCTATAAGCCTGAACAGGGTGGTTCTGAGTCAAAGTTAGCTGTCGGTCTATCACCTGGTAAGGCTTATGTTCAAGGTTATGAAATTGAGAAAGTTTCAACTGAATATGTTGCTGTAAATAAAGCCAGAACCGAAGTCCAGGTCGACAATGCCGTTATCCCAGCAACTGTCGGTAACTTTGTTTTGGTTACCAATGTCAGCAATTTGCCGCCAGTTAATTCATTTGCGACTATCACACTCTATAATAGACTGATTTCAGTAAATGGAACAGCACCAGCTGGCGCAACTGTTGTTGGTACAGCACGGGCCAGATTTATTGAGTGGGATAATGGTACTATTGGAACTTCTTCAGCTATCTATAAGCTAAGCTTATTTGATATTAGACTAAACGCTGGGTTTAATTTCAATCGGGACGTGAAATCATTTGTATTTTCTACCGGAGATGCTGGCACCTCATTCACAGCTAATATTGCTCCGATTGAGACTAGACTGATCGGTTCGGCCACAGCCGCTGGGACAACAGTGACTGGTTCGGGTACCTCGTTTGTTACTGATTTAAAAGTTGGCGACTATGTGTCATTAGGTGGTAATTATCGACGAGTTGTGACGATTGTGTCTCAAAACTCAATTACAGTCGATTCGTCAGTGACTGTAACTGGATCAACTATCACTCGACTAAGTACGACCATTCGTGAACCAGAAAATCTTTCTCTAGTATTCAGATTCCCATATGATGCAATCAAAACGGTTCGGAGTGCTCTAAATACAAACGACACAACATACACTGTATATGAGCGGTATAGCGGAACATCTTCTGCCGCATCTGGTGGATCTTGTACTTTAACTCTGTCAACCACCAATGGTACCTTTGCATCGGCGGCCGAGACAGACAACTATATTGTAGTTGATAATAGTGTGGGAACTGGCGGCTCTGTAATTCAACCAACTAATATCAATATTAGTGGAACCAATGCTGTATTCACTTTACCAGACACATATGCATCAAAGAGTATTGTTGTTATCGCTGCTGTAAATAAGAGTGGTTCTACTCTAACTGAGAAAGATAAGACACTTAGTGCCGAAACAGTAATTACTAAAACCACTATAGCCGATGCCACGGCTAGTGAAATTCTCCTGGGTAAAGCCGACTGCTATCGACTATTCTCGGTTAAGATGAAGACCGGCACCTTTGCTTCACCCGGAGCAACATACTCAATTGATATCACTGAACGGTATGAATTTGATAATGGTCAGCGTGATACTCATTATGATATTGGTAGGATCAAGCTAAAAGCGTCATTTACACCACCAACCGCTCCAATTGAGATTCGTTTCGATTATTTCACTCATACCGATGGAGATTATTTCACAGTCGATTCATATGGTGACTATAGTACTGATACATCAAATACCACAGCGATAAGTTATAAGAATGTTCCTAGTTATAACGGGGTTCCTTTAAGGGACTGTATCGATTTTAGACCAAGAATCTCCGATAACGGCTCCAATTTCACCAATACCGGTGCGTCAATGGCTCTTGTCCCAAAACGAGGTCTTGATGTTCGAGCCGATTATCGATACTATCTTGCAAGAAAATCAAAGATAGCAATCTCATTTGCCGGTGATTTCTTTGCAATTGATGGTGTTGCTTCATTAAATCCAAGTGACGCGGAAGATCCATCTATTGGTATGGTGTTGTATAATTTAACCCTTCAACCATACACATTTGGCACTGATATCGCCAATGTCAGAGCCAAAATGGTTGATAATAAACGGTATACAATGCGCGATATCGGCAAGCTGGAAAAGCGAATCGATAATCTGGAGTACTACACATCATTATCATTGCTTGAACAACAAACCGAATCACTTGATGTGATTGATTCAAATGGTGATAGCCGATTCAAGAATGGCTTTATTGTTGATGGTTTCGTTGGACATAGTACAGGCGACATCAATTCTGCCGATTATCTATGTTCAATTGATATGGATAATGGTGAACTTCGACCATTCTTTACTCAAGATAGTATTGATCTAATTGAGAAGAATTCAACTAATGCTGCGCGAGTTTCCAATAATTACAAGCTTTATGGTGATGTGATTACATTACCAGTAATTGATCATGTACCATTGGTAACTCAACCATATGCTTCTAGATTGGAAAATATCAATCCATTCGCAGTATTTACATTCATTGGTAATATCGATCTTAATCCCGCTAGTGATAACTGGTTTGAGACAAAGCGTCTTCCAGATTTAGTGAATAATATTGATGGTAATTTTGATATCATTAGTCGTCTAGCAGAGGAAGCCGGCGTTCTTGGCACCGTCTGGAATTCATGGGAAAATAGTTGGACCGGTCAATCTGTATCAACGCTGTCAAGTCAGCGTCAGCGTGGATCCGGTATTAGAGATATCACAACCGAAACCACAGCAACGACAGTTGGACAAAGCCGAACTGGCGTAACAACATCCATTGCTGTTAGTGTTGATCGACAGGTTGTTGGCGATCGCGTTGTGTCTACATCGATTATCCCATTCATTAGATCAAGAAATATTCTTTCTCAGGTTAAGGGTCTCAAACCCAATACCAGATTCTATCCATTCTTTGATGAAGTTGATATCAGTAAGTACTGCACTCCAGCTAGTATCATTCAATATACTCCAATTGCCGGAGAATTTAACGACTCTCTGAATGTTGGTGGGTCTGCGACTCAAGCTGCTCGAATGATCAATGGTGATTCACAGATGTGTCTGAATAAAGGCGACATCATCACTGGTCAGACTTCTGGTGCTACTGCTATCGTAGTGGGTCAACAACACGACACTGAGACAAATGTTCATCAGTTATATGTTGTTAATATCAAGGGCACATTTGGTAGTGGTGAACAGATTGTCGGATCAAATATTGCAGAAGATTCAACTATCGCTACTGGTACAGTGAATGCTGTTACTCTAGCGGCCACTGGTGGAACATTGAAGAGCAATAGCAGCGGGGATCTATATCTGCTCTTTGCTATTCCAAATAATGATGCTGTTAAATTTAGAACCGGTACACGAGAGTTCAAGCTTGTCGACACCCCAGAAGTGAATGGCGATTTCACCTCTCGCGGACGAACAACCTATACGGCTAGTGGCATTTTGGAAACTAAACAGCAGACTGTAAATGCTGTAAGAAATGCTATTCTAGTCGATGAAGTCGTTCGTGATAATCGCGTCATTGTTCAAACATCAAGTCGTGTTGTTAGTGATACCGGTTGGTATGACCCATTAGCCCAAACATTTTTAGTTCAGCAACCTGGTGGGGCTTTCTTGAGTAAAGTTGACGTATTCTTTGCATCAAAAGATAAGAATATGCCTGTCACGATGGAAATTCGCGAGGTTGTTAATGGGTATCCCGGTAAAAATATTCTACCATTCTCGAAAGTGACACTAAAACCAAACCGTGTGAATATTTCTAGTAATACGGTGACAGTGAATGGTGGTACGGTGCCATCATATGATACACCGACAACGTTTGAATTCCCTAGCCCTGTGTATGTTCAGGATAATCAGGAATATGCAATCGTGTTGCTATCTGACTCGAATGAGTATCGAGTTTGGGTATCTCAGCTCGGTGATATTGTTCCTGGAACTTCTCGAACTATCTCTGAGCAGCCTTATGCTGGCGTTCTATTCAAGTCACAGAATGCATCAACATGGACAGCTGATCAAACTCAAGATCTAAAGTTCACATTGTATCGGGCTAAGTTCCAGACAAACACAGTTGCAAATGTGGAGTTTGTAAACACAGTCGTTTCATATGACACTTTAGCAAAAGACCCATTTGAAACCAGATCTGGTGTAACAAAGGTTCGTGTTTGGCATCGAGATCATGGTATGCCGGTTGGATCCAGAGTTCAGATTACAAATTCCGACTCAGGGCTATTAAGCACAGCGATCAATGGTATTCCGGCGG